GTTCCAATCTTTCGGCCATCGTCTTCCTCCCTCAGCAGCACTGTCCGAAACATCTCTATTGTGATATAGTTTTACACCACTAAATCGCCTTGCAGTTGGTAAATTAAGTATTAAATAATCCCCACTAATTGTGGTTCCACCAGTAGTATCTGCTCCTAAATTACGTGTTCCAAGATATGTATCATCTACACCGTAACCTGCTTGGGGTCCATCATGTCCCTGCTCTCCTTCTGCTCCCCAACGATTAGTAGCGTCGTTATTGACAATTCCATTAAATACTGCCCATTGAAGATCATCTTGAACTCCACTAGGATGAAAAGAAGATGCTTCGACTGAATATCCATCTTGTGAATTTGATGTCAAAGCAAGTGTTGGTTCGGTAACAATATCGTCTACATAAGTAATACTATTTATTGGAACATTTCCATAAACACCTGGGCGATGATAAAAACTAATACCCCAATTTTCAGCATCATTTGTTAAATTAGGTTCTGGTAATTGTAATTCGATTGAATATGTTTTACTGCTATCGAGTCCCGTTACATGAGTTGTAGAATCAGCAAGTATTAAATTACTGGACTCTAAAACGTATACATATGGTAAAATACCCGTAGTATCAACATCATGATAGGGTACATCAAATTCAGTAATATTTGAAACTTCAAATATTAATTTAGCATCATCATAACTTGGACCCCCTCCATCGGTGAATGACAAACCAGAATCAATTAATGATTTTTTAGCTGATAGTCCAGTTAAAGTATGAACAGAATTACCAAAATCAATAGGACCAGTTGATGAAGTTATTGTTTGTGATTGCCAACCTAATAGTGTAGTATCATAATTAGAATTAGATAAGGTGGCGCCGTTTAAGAATTCAGTCCAATCAGTACAATTTTCAACATTAAATGTTGATAAGGTTTGATCAAATGATGTTGCATTCTTAAACATGCCAGCCATTCTAGTCACTTGAGAAGTATTCCATGTATTAAGCGTTTGGTTAAAACTGGTAGCTCCATTGAAAGTATTTCTCATATCTGTGACGGATGATACATTCCAGTTCGTAAGCAATTGATTAAAGGTAATTGCATCCGCGAAAGTGCCATCTAACTTAGTTAAGCTTGTTGTAGTCCAATTATCAATATTTTGATTAAAGTCTCTCGCGCCTTTGAAAGTTTCAGTCATATTCGTAACATTCGATACATCCCATGCTGAAATATCCGAATTAAATGTTAATTTATCTTTAAACAAACCTTCAAGTGTTGTTAACTGAGATACATCCCAAGTATTAATATTACCATATGCTTCTATTGCAGCAGCTTGATTAGTTATCCAAAAATCTACAGCGATTTGTAAATCATCAAGGGTATCAAATATATTAGATGCTTGTAGGAGACTGATGTTGTCTAAAAATATTGTACTAAGAGCTTCAGATTGTAAAGCATTTTTGAATGTCAATGTTTTTACAGTAGGTGTTAGAATATTGTAATGTTTTGAAAATAGTTTGAATCCGTTATCTGTTGTAATAAAGGTTTCATCAATGCCTTTTAAATTAACAAGTAATGGAATATTATTACCATATGTTGGTCTACATGCTGCATAAAACTTCAAAACATAATAGTCTATACCAGCTTTATTGAAATCAATATCTTGAGTGATTGTAGCATCTTTACGACTTAATCCTAAATAGTATTTATTAGTAAATGAATATGATGTTGGAAATGGTAAATTTCCCCAAACAGCATCATTATCTTTATGTATTGCAACAACATTTGAACTATTCGAATTAGATATAGACCAGTTATCAATTGATGTTACATTTTCAATACCCCAATCTGTAGAGGAGCCAGTAATACTATTTTCCTCAAAATTACCATTAGAAGAAAATGAGTCATGATCTTCGTGAAAGATAGAGATTTCAGCTATACTTGGTTGATTCATACGCAAGGTTGGCTTATCAATAACTACTTTAATTCCGGTTAATAAATGGATAGAACTAAATGTAAAATATTTGTATTTAGGAACAACAGTGGCCTTACGATAAGAGCCTCCTCCGTATTCTATAAATCCACCAATATATGTCCAACTACTATTTGCAGTATTTTCATCTGGTGAATCTATATCTGTACCATAAATTTTGTATACTCCTGAAATTCTATCATTTATAATCCAACCAATTTTAATTCCCATTACTTCTGTAATATCAAAGGATAAACCGATAAATATTGAACCCTCAATACCTTGATTTGAATTTGCAACCCATGCGGTATTTATGTTTTCATCTTTAACAGAATCTTTAGAATATCCATTTCTTGTACCGCTTGTAAATATTGTTGAATTTAATGACAAATTTATACGATTATACAGAACTGTTTCGGCATTATTTTCAACAAGATTTACATTTTCATCTCTAAATTCCGATGGGAGTTCTGGTTCTGGCTCTGGTTCTGGTTCTGGTTCTGGTTCAGGCTCTGGTTCTGGTTTAATACTAACCATAACTGGGTCTTCCATAGAAGTATCCATTGAGTCTATAGCAGCATCAGTTAGATCCGCCGAAATACGCGTGCCACGTCTTTGCATTTTCATCTGAAGTTTTTTCATACGAATACGACTTCGCCGTCTTGCCTGTTTATCCGCAATAGGAGAAACAGATTGCCCAAATAAATGTTGATTTCTATTTCTAATTATAAAACGTCTCATTGCAAGTCGACGGTCTGGTTTATTAAAATTGGATGTATTTACGCTGGTATCATTCGGTCCAGTACCATGTCTTCTTCTTGAAACTTTCTGAATAATTTCTTCCATAGCTCCACCAGTAGAATCATCTGCCAAATTAATTGTTTCGGATGTATTTGACTTAGTTTTAATTACGTCAGCAATACCTTTAAAAACGCTTGGAGATATTTCTTGAGAAACGGCTTCATTTTCTTTTGTTGTTATATCATTTAAAGACATTGCTGCGGAATTCAATTCCATAACAAAATTTAACAATTCATCTTTTTCTGTATCATTGTGATCATCATAAAGAATATTCTTATCAATACCAAATGTATTATCAATATCTTGCTTTGCAGTAGCTAATGAAGTAGCATTAAACCCTGAAGCTGATTCTTCAATTAGTGTAAATACAAGTGATGTGGTTGGAGTTACATTGATTGTTTCTACACCGTTATATACATAATATCCAGATAACGACATTGAAGGGGATGCACTAAATGGGTCATTTTCATCAACAAGAGTAGTATCAATAGCATTACCAGATTCATTAACTGTTTTACAAACAAATTCATCTCCAACTTGTAATCCCCATCCAGGATGAATCACTACTTTTCCTCTGTTATCTGTAATACATGGTGGTTCAAGTGGTAATGTATTAATAACACCATTATTTACCACGTATGCACGAACCGTCATATCCTGTAAAGGACCCCCTGAATTATTAATTTCACCATTATTACCAGTAATCCATATATCCCACCCTAATACAAAGCTTGTATTTACAGAAGCATTTTGAAATGGCCCGTCAAGTGATATATTTGACTGGTCAATAATATCCAGATTTGATAGGTTATTTGTTGTTGGAACTACAAAGGTTAATGTTAGTGTGTAATATATCATTAATTTGTCACCATTTTCGAAAGCTATAGTATTAGTTTCTTCTGGTACAGCAGTATGATGTGTAAATCCCGACCAATATAAAACTTCACTAGGATTTGTTACAGTTGTTACAACATCATTAAGTGTTTGTGAGGTTTTATTAATTAAGTCTGGTACAAGAGAAGCAGTTCCGTCTGTATCAAAAAAAATCTTTTTTTGACGAAAAGATGGGTCTGTAAAATCCACAATACTCGTATTCGTTGCATTTGGAAATATTTGTTTAATAACACAGTTAAACAATGCTCCCGCCAATATTTCTTTCGGTTCCGTATTTGTATCCCGAAAACTATTATTATAATCCGATTCCAAATAATTGGAATTCAAATCTAAATAGTTAGGAACAGAGCTGGTATCTGATACTAAAAATTCAGCACCAGATGTATGATATTGAATATCATTAGCATTTATGCTTTTTGTCACATTACCATTGATTCTGTCAACAGATATACTTAAATCGGTTAAAGAACCAAAATCAATGATTGCAAAATCAGACTCTACAAACTGTCCGCTACCTATTTCTAAATCAACTTTAGGAAAATTTAGATCATCGATCGAAATTGCCGTAGGATATAGATAATAGGTGGGCATATTATATATTGATATTTTATAGACTAATAACCAATTCTAGTTAAAATTTTAGATGGTAAAATTTTTAAACGTGTTGATATAATTTTATCAAAAATATGAATAGTATGCATTTTTTGCTCATGTGTGATATTTAGATGATTAATATTAAATTTCAATATTATATATTCATCAACCACATTGTCATAATATTGAGGATTATTATGATATGCGATATTATAGCTTCTAAACTGTTGCGAAAGATATTGCTTGAAAAAATGTTCTTGATTTTCTATTATAGGATTTATAGATAATTCTGTTGAAAAATTATCAGAAGAATCCCAATCTGTAAATTGAATATTATTGTTGCCTTGTGATATAGAATATCCTCTTAATTGTTGTGAAGAATTTTGTAAAAAATAACTGGTTTGGTCTATTTCTGATTTCATCATTAGTGAGTTATTATCAATAGGTGCTATAGCTTTTCCACTAATTATTCCGTGATTATTGAAAAGATTGTTTGTATAATTTTGATTTGTTAAGAAAGCCAATATATTTGTTACATCATTCAAACTAACATTATCCGTAAAATCGTTATTTTCACCATATATATATGATAATATTCTTGTCGCTTCTAATGTAGATATAGTCATACTTTATGTGAATATTTATTCATAAAAAAATTCATATAATAAAGACAACCTTCTGTGTAAAAAGTTGTTTTTTGCTTTTAGATAGTTCCTTTGATTTGTGAGTTCATCACAACGAATTTGAAGATATGCGTTACGTTCTTCAAGTTGTCTAATATATCTGTTTTGTACTGCTTTTCTATTCTCTTTCTTTTTAAAATGAAACTTTCTAAAAAAAGAGTACAAATTTGTGTTAGGTGTATTTGTTTCATCAAAAGTACTAATTTCACATATATCCTTTTTAGATAATTCTTCTTCTGACATATTATAAATTGAATTGCGTTAACTTTATAAAGATAATTTGATATAGTTTTTTATGGAAAATATGCCAAAATATGTTATTATAACTGGGGGGGTTTTATCCGGACTTGGAAAAGGTGTTGTAAGTGCAAGTATAGGTTCAATTTTTACAATGATGGGATTCAAGGTTAATATCAAAAAGTTGGATCCATATCTGAATGTAGACCCCGGAACACTAAATCCGATTGAACACGGTGAGGTATTTGTAACAAAAGATGGCACTGAAGCGGACTTAGACCTTGGACATTATGAAAGATTCACAAATATCATAACCACAAAATCAAATAGTACATCTTCTGGAAAAATGTTTAAAAATTTATTAGAAAAAGAAAGGAATGGTGTTTTTTTAGGTAAAACAGTTCAAATGATACCACATTTCACGAATGAAATAAAGTCCTTTATTCAAAAGGACTCTCATAATTATGATATTATTATATGCGAAATTGGTGGAAGTATTGGTGATATTGAGGCAATGCCCTTTTATGAAGCTTTAAGACAATTACGTTCAGAGTTAAACTTAACTGATTTTTTATTGGTACATTTGACATACATTGTTTTTTTCGAAGTAACTAAAGAATTTAAAACAAAACCAGCACAAAATGCGATTAGAGAACTGATGAAAACAGGATTATGTCCGGATGTTCTTATATGTCGACATGAAAATGTTATTCATGAACATACAATAAGTAAATTAAGGGAATATTGTAGACACATAGTTGATGTGCCCAATGTGGATACAATATATAAAATTCCAATGATGTTTATTAGACAAAATATGCATCTATTCTTTTCAAAACATTTTGACTTAAAAAATGAAATTATTATTAATACTGAAAAATGGATAAAAATTGAAAAGAGTATTATTCAAACTACAAATTCTTCAAAAACGATTACAATTGGGATTATTGGTAAATATGTAGAACTGGAAGACGCCTATTGTTCTTTATTAGAAGCCATATATCATGCAAGTATTCATATTAAATGTAAAATCTGTTATGAATGGATTGACTGTCGTAATCTTGGAAAAGAACTAAATATTATTTCAGAAGATAGTAAATATAGTTTTATATGTTCTAAGATGCGTAATATGAATGCGATAATAATACCTGGTGGATTTGGGAATACAGGTATAGAGGCGATAATAGATTGTGTTCATGTAGCAAGGAAACTAAATATTCCTACTTTAGGAATATGTTTAGGATTACAAGTGATGGTGGTTGAATGGTTAAGGAATGTATGTGATATTAAGGGTGCAACATCTGAAGAATGGGATACAGAGGAATCCAAGATGGAATTAACAAAGGTAATAAGTTTATTAGAAGGTCAAAATACAAATAAACTTGGTGGAACTATGAATCTTGGTTCGTATGACATTATTCTAAAAAATAATAGCAAAATATATAATATTTATGGTCAGAAAGATATAATCCATGAAAGACACAGACATAGATACGAGGTTAAGGGAAATATAGTAGATAATTTAGAAAGTTCTGGTATGATTGTATCCGGTTATAGAAAAAATGAAACTGATCAATTGCTTGTGGAATCGATTGAAGTATCAGATAAAAATCAAAAATGGTACATTGGTTGTCAATTTCATCCTGAATATAAATCTTCTATATTTAATCCTCATCCTTTATTTGTTAACTGGTTATCATCTTCTCATAAAATTCTTACAAATAATGATGATGTTATAGTGATAGGTTCTGGACGTTATCCTATTATCTAATTCATAAAATTATTTGGTTGTGGGGTATCATCCATGTAATCTTCAATATGGGTTTCTTCAATAATTACAGGTGTGACGGAATTACTTTTATATTTTACTGAAACTGGTCTTGAACCATCTATAAATACTATTCCTCTTTCTTGTAAACCTATTTGTAAAGAGCGATATAAATCGCTTGTTAATTCTCCAAAATCACTTTTTTTATCTTTCAAACCAATTGCAATATCTATTACTAAACCTCGTTGATCTTGTTTTGTATAAGTTAGTTTTATGTCAGCCACTTTTTCATTTTGTTCTAAAATGTCCTTTATCGATTCCTCAACTATTTTTATATCGTTTCGGTGAGAAATAAGTAATGGCATATGTAACTTAAAATCCTTATAACGATACATACTCTGAACTGATTCCGTCCACAATTTACTATTTGGTATTTCTGTTGTAGTTCCAGTATAAGGATTAATTATTTTGGAATAAAATGCTTGAATATCTGCAACACGTCCGAAACGGTTATCAACATGAATATAATCACCAACTCTTATCTTATCAAATGTAATTAATAAAACACCACATGCAAAGTCTCTTAATGGCTCTGTAAATGCTAAGGGTAAAACAATGGATAATACACCAAGACTACTTAGTATATAAATTGTACTTATTTTTGATATTTTCGCTGCAACAATTAGTGCGCAAAATATCATAAGAAAACGGACTATAATCGTTAATACACCGGAAATAACGAATACATTATATTTATTAGCCTTTTTACGAGTTATATAATGATTCATCATAGATGCGGTTGTATCCGAGAATGGAAATATAAGAATAACGATTACGAATGAGACAAAATATCTTACTAATAAATCTGTAGCTATTATTGAATTAATTTCTGTACCTACATTTGATGTAAATCCTGTTATAGATACAAAATCGGTATCTTTATTCATTACCAATAACCAGAAAATAATACCAATATAAAATCAATATCAATTGTTGGTGCGGAAATATGACATTTGTTACTTGAGGAATGATGTTTTAGATGTTTCTGAGGAGTTACCCACCATTTTGGATATAATTTGCTGATATTATCAATTGATGGACAATGAATCATAAGATTACATATAGATATTATACTTGCTGATGTAAGTAATTCAAAATTAGAAGGATATATTACATAACTACCGCCAATAAAAGGTAACATATATGCTAGAAGATATTCGAGTGGTGATACAGCCATTGCTACAACTGGTGTTACATATTTAGAATATGTATGATGAAATTTATGTATAAACCATAAATATTTCTTATGCATAGCATTATGTGCTAACCAATATCCACAAGAATGTATAATCAAAAGTGATGAAATATTAACTACATTTTCTATTATAGGATGTTTATTATTATTATCAACAAGATTCTCATTCACAATATGATATACGAACGGACCAAATAGTGTTGCATTTACAATACTATGTAACCAAGCGTTTGTATAACTATAAATACCATTATGATTAATTATTTTAACAACTACACTTAAGTTTGTTAATTCCAAACAGGTTACCATACACATTGTTCCGAGCCCTAAAAATATTCCGTTATTTGTGAGATATGTCAACATATTAGTTATGTCAACATATTAGTCTAATTTTACTTATTTTCATAGAAGTTTGGATATATTTTGATACATAACATTTATACTTTATTAATAATGTTCAATTACTTCACTACAACTATTGAATTCACTAAATTAATAATATTCTTTCGCCAAGAGTTGTGGAACATAAAAGATTTGGACAATTATTTTAGTGATACGAATAACGTTGATTTATTTCAAAAAAAAGTAATTACTTACGGCATAATATGTATTAAAATATGCCAATGGATATCACAAAGGGTAGATATTCTGGGTAAAAATACTATAAAGACTCTTGAATTCTTTCAAAAGTCTGTTCCAGCACATTCCAATTTATTTGATAAAAATAGTCCTTTTGAATTAGGATTGAATACTAATTTTAGTTATATTGACAATTTATGTATTGGTTCGGGTTCTATATCTCAAGTTCATAAGTGTGTATCTATTAATAACATACACGGAGTAATCAAAATTACACATCCAAATGTGAAAGATAATATTGATAAAAATATTCATTGGTTTACATCAATTGTACCAATAATCAATATACTTTATCCACCAACAAATATTTTGAATCTCAATCAAATGATATCGACAATAAAAATACAAATTGACTACTCATTTGAAGTTCAAAATCAAATTCTACTCAAAAAAATTTTGTCAAAACTGGAATTTGTTATAGTACCCGAAGTATATGACTATACCGATAATTACATATTTCAAGAAATGTGCTGTGGATTGTCAAGACAAGAAATT